AGAATCGATCTCCCAGTGGAGGATTCATTTCACTTTGTGCGCCGGGAGCATCGAGGCACCGCGATACCGCAAAGTCTGCCAGGGAGCGATGATAGCGTTCCAGTATTGCGGGAGTTCCCGTAGTACCCGAATCAGTAGTCATTTCCGTTGGCAGGTACGAGTAATCGAGTGCAATCGTTGACGAGCCAATATTGGTTGTGTCTAGAATTGGATAGAATCGCACAGTCGTCAACGTTTCATTATCCTGGACAATAATTTCATAGTCAGTACCAGTCGTCGTTCTCCAGCCGTCTCCGTATGTCAAGTCCATATCACGGGTGGTCATGATTTCCAGGAGGGTATTTTCCCATTCAGCGCGGAATATACGGAGAGTATCGGTTGGGACGAGTTGTATTCCAGTGTCGGCGGTGGGCGCAATGGTTCCGTGCTTCCGCAGACAGTGCGTTCTCACACAGAAATCGGTGTATCCCTCATTGATGTAATCGTTAATCTCGGTATCGTCAAAGGTGATTTGAGCATACCGCTTCAGGATGTACCGTACCCGTGCTCTGATTTGCGCTCTGGTCATACTGGTTCTGCCACCTTATCAGGGAATGGTGTGGGGGTAGAATGGTTGATGGGTTGATGGGGATGCCTAGTAGATTGCCCGTTTGCGATTGGGTGGTGGCGATTGAATTGCACTGACCGTCTGCTCACTTTCCGGGATCCCTCTGGCATTCCTGCGCTCGTTAATTTTACTGATCATGGCATCGCGGGTGGTGTTCTGGCGAAACGGAATTCCCATGGTGTTACAGATCTTCGCCAGTTCGGAGCGGGTCTTGTTCTCAAGATTGTCGGATACAAACAGGAGATCGGCGGATTCAACAGACAGTGGAGTATTTGCTTCCTTCTCCGCCGCTTTCTCTTCTCGTTCAACCTCGATGGCCTTTTCCAGAACCTTTGCCACGACGGTCCCATCCGCCTCTTCCAGTGCTTTCTTGATATCGTCAACGTGGACATCCTCAATGAGCACCTTTGGCAACTGGATATTCGGCTTGGCAGGCGCGGTCCTCTGTTTGTTAAATTCCACCGGATCGAATCCATCCGGCATCGGTTCACAGTTTCCATTCGCAATCTGGGTCTGATCATACGGGAATATCATATCCCCGCCGATTTTCCGCATGTAACGCATAGAGTGGATCTCCCGTGATAAACAATGAGGGGAGTGGGGATGGAACCCATTTCAGAAAGAACCATCCCCATTCCCATATTATGATATTACTTACACATCGCTTACGTCGGACAGATCGATCCCGAACACCTGGATAAGGAACTCACCAGTTGTTTCGTCGGCGATGTATTCAACGCAAACCTTGTTCGCGTCAGACGATGTGGAGGTGATAAGGGTGCCACTCAGGGCAGCCATACCTCCAGCGTCGGTCGTGGTATAGGTTCTGGTTCCAGCCGCAGCGTCAATCGCAACTGCGGCATCGAACGCCGTGGTGTTGGCATAGGTGCCGATATTGATTGTCCCAGAGGAAGTGCCAGGGGTGATAATCGTGCAGGCGACGCCAAGAATAAGGAATCCCTCCGGCAGCGTGCAGACCGTGATTTCCTGCCCGGCGGCGATCTTCGCAGCGGCAGTCAGGGTGGCGTCGGCAGCAATGATGTCCGCAGCCTTCATTCTCCGCGAGATCACGAAGAGACCCTTGTTATAGATAGCGCCGACCCCCCCGATGGTCCCAACCCCACCTACCGAGTGATCGTATGCTTCAGTTCCGGTAGCCATATGAAAATCTCCTGTGTATTAATGTGGATTTCGGTGGGGCCAGACTGGTGTCCAGCCCCGTATGATTATACTAGCCAGTCCATCTTAGCCCTTGCAAGCGTACAGCACTCCGAGCGCCTCGGTCTTGGTGACACCGTAACCATACACCATGAGGCCACGGACGATATCGCCGAAGGTGTCCTGGGATTTGATGGTTTCGGTTTTCTCAAGCTGCGCGGCAAAGGACAGGGCGAGCGGATGACCGAACATGCAGTACCATGTGGTATAGGTGTCGGTCACGCTCTTGACGTGGTTGGACTGGTAAATGGTGAACCGGTCCACTTTGCCCCAGATACCATTGCGGATAGGCGAGGAACCTTCACCGGTCATGGACACGTCTTTCAGATCCGACCGGATGAGCAGGTTCGTGAACACCGGAGGCAGAACCATCCAGCGTTTGCCGTCATTCGGGACATTCTGCTCATCGAGGACAGAGGCGCACTCGGCGATTTTGTCCACGATGCTGTCCTTGGTGAGCGCAATCTGGGATCCGGAGGTACCCAGGTCGTAAGCCGAGGAGGTCGCGCCCGCCGTAGTTCCCATGTTCGAGGCATGGGCGGAGGCGTAGATTCCCTGAAGAACGGCCTTGTCAATGGACTCGGTAAGCTGCTTGCCAGCGGTCTCGGTCCATGCGGAGAGCATGTCAAGGTCGGACTGAACCTTGTCAACATCTTCGACTAAAAAAGCAAACAAGAGAGTTTCTCTTGGACTATATCATTGGCCTACTGATTCAGTAGGTTGACGGGCGCTGTCAAATCACGGGCAAGATTGTACGGCTTTCTTTTGAACGAGTATTGAAATTTATAATCCATACACGGAACACTATACTGCTTAAGCGCATCTACGAGTTTATACCCTTCACTGAGTCCTCTTCTAAGATACAATCCGCTTTTATGTCTATTGATATTAAGGTTTACATTGTACCTATTGGAAATCCAGTCTCTGAGCATTTCAACTTCACCTTCGGGAAAGCAGCAGACAGCAAGTATTGTAAACCCTCCGCTTCTACCTTTCTTTGTTCCATCATACTGGAAAAGACATCCATCGTCCATCCACCAGTATGCCATTCCCTCATCGGTGATGTTATCGAGAACCCATGGAGTAATGTGTTTCTTCCGGTTCTCATCGTAAATGCGATTGGCGATAAATGTGAAACGGGAATGTACATGTGTTACGAACTTGTAAACTCTGTACTTTTTTCCGTTTCCAGCTTTAGCAATTTTTTCTCTGATTGGTATTTCGTAATCAAAGATTTCATTGACAATATTGCGTTTGTGCTCCAGGTATTCTACCTGTTTTGCTCCATGCACAATGTCAAGCTGATAATTACCGCCGTATGTTCCATTTCTGAATCTATTCTGGCCGAGGTATCCATCACCCATAACCATCCCAATGATTGCTCCTCGCCATTCTTTTCTCGTTCTCTTCGGCTGATTCATGATCTGCCTACTACCTTTCGTGATTTGTAGTCTCTGAACCTTCGAGAGTTCTTTGTCTCTCGCTTGGCTGCTGATTGGGATTCTTAATCCGTTCCAGCAATTCACCCATTTTTAAAAGTACCTTGCTTTGTTGCGGAACTAAGCCGCGATTCGCTGATACTTTCCCTGGTCGATGTTGAGAGTCTTGTTCGTGGTGGACGGAGACTGGACCGCCAGTTTCTGGCCTTTGGTATAGGTGGATACCGTTATGTCTGGCAAGGTGCGAATATACACCTTGTCACCACCCTTCTTAATCACACCTTCGTAATCCGTGTTAGCAATATCCCAAACGACCGAATTGGTATAAAACCGCATCTGAATGCGGGGATCCCACTTCTGCGGGATGTAGGTTCCGGAATGATCGGCCATTCCAGACGAGACAGGATAAATAGCCATAAAAAATCCTCCATTGACATGGATTGAGTGTATAGTGCGTAATGCGATTATGAAATACATATTGATCGCGTATACAGTCAGCGCCACGTCAGATAGAGGATGAGGAGTGATTAGAGTGGATGTGGAGAGTGGTCTAGGAATTAAGAACCATTTCCCGGTACTTCCGCTCGAACTCAGCCGGTGTTATCTTTCGTGCGCGGACTAATTCATTCAGATCTTCGAAGTCCTGTACGGTGTATCGCTTCGGCGCGGATGACGGGGGCTGTGCTTGCACTTCTCCCCGACTGGGCGGAGGAGATACCATGGAGTCGAGCGATGGCGTGGAGGATTGAGGCTGCCGCTCCTTCGGCTTGATTACCTCGATTTCCATATCATCGAGACTGTTTGGTTCTCCAGCGCCAGTATTGCGCTGTGGCTGTATTCCGCCGGACTCGATAAGGCGGGTATAAGCATGGAACAGTTTCGCTGTACGCTGCACGTCAAAATCTCTCAGAGCGGCATCAAGGATGTTCCGGCGGGTAAGTCCGCTGAATTCATCGTTGAGTTCGTCGAGCCAGGCATTGAATCCCACATCATCGTTCAGTTCGGCGAGGTTGGGGATCTTCTCCTGCAAATCGAAGAAGAAGCGTTCCTCATTCGTGCGGGCCTGACTGCGGCGAATGTCCAGCAGTTCATCGCGGAATGGGCGGATGTACGGATCGATGTTGTCCAGAAATACCTGCTTGGCGGCACGCATGACGAAATCGACAATTGATTCTCCGAATTCCGTGGTGTCGTCATCGGTAATAAGGGAACCAGTACCAGCCATTATGGAATTGGATGGCTTCCTCTCTGGTTCA